CATACATGCGGGTAGCAACGAATGCCAACACCCCAGTTATGGCAGAAATGACCCAGGTCAAGCAGAGCCACCAAACCGATTGAGCTTCGCAGTTAGCGTAGCCCCGCCGAGGAACATGAGTTTCTCAATCCACTCATCGGCAGTCCCAGGTTCAATAACCCCTTCCTGTCCGAGAATGGAAAAGACCATCATGACCACCAACACCATGTACGTCTTGTACCCCTTGATCAACTCTTGAATCTTGTCCATGTCATTCCCTTACTGAGTCATGAGGATCTTCACCCTCTGACCATCTGTTGTGTGGTGAGATAAATAAGATATCAACGTCTCCGTTGCCTCATAGGATTCAAATGCTTGAGTTACAGGGCCAATACTCTTCGCTGGAGCCAAGCAACCTTCCAGACTATACGGGAATACTGCCTTGTGGATGACGCAGGCGAACCGAGGCTTACCCTCATCTTTGTAATGACCCACGCCATCGCCGATCAGAGCAAAGGTGTCCTGATACTTTGTACCACTATGAGGTTCTAGGATGTACTCGTCTCGGGGGATACAGGAAACATTCTGTTGATTGTGCTTCCACTCTCGTTCCATGATCCACATGAGCAAAGATCCGTCATTGTTTGCCAGAATAGAAAATCTTCCATTATGCTCATCAAATTTATGAGTCATGGTGAGAACGTGATACTTCAATCCCTAAGACTCCGCTCAATGTGGATACAAACGCTCATATATCTGTGTTTGATAACCATTTAGCAATGGCCGCACCAATACCACCCGATGCGCCTACCCCGGCAAGAATCCGCCAAAGCGATCCCCGATCCTTCTCGCTATCAGAAAGAACGGAACTAATACGTTCGAACTCCTGCTTGTCCGTACTAATATGGTTAGCTAGTCCCGTTTCTAGCTGAGCAACATTCCGGTCGAGCGATGTGATGGTGATGTGCATGTCGTTGCGTAGCTCGTGGAGTCGCATTCTGGTATCGGCGGCATTTGCTTCCAACCTTGCAGTCGCCTCCTTTTGCTCTGCGCGACCTTCGGCGGAAACCGTGTCAATTTTTACTGACAGTCCCTTTACCGCATCACCGACATAGCCGATTGCAGTCGTTACCTGACCGAGGGCCTTCATTGTTTCAGGATCAGTAGTCATCGTTAGAATCTCAATGCACTTTAGTGAAGGATCTAGTCGGGGTAATAACGGTCATTAAGTGTTCGCTCCACCTGTGTATAAAACGGCAACAAAAGAAGATGGGCCTACGGTAGTCGAGCCAGTCTGGTCATTAGCATCTACTGAGAACCAAACTCCATCCGTGAAGAGAATCCCGTTGCCACCGAAATTGTGCTGGTACGGAACAAAGCATTGCGCGACAGATTGGGCTTCCCGGCTAGGGTTGGGGAATGCAACTTTATAAAGCTCTGTTCCGCCAGACCCAACCCTTAAAGACATGGGCCTAGAGAGCGTGTGCCCGTTGTCTCCCGCCGTGTTAGATCCGCCATTAACTACCCAGAAAGCATGAACCCTAACTCTTCCATTGATAATCTTAGTTCCAGAAGCACTACCAGCACTATACGGATCTACGCTTGACCAAATATTTGAATAGTCTTCTGTCATACGGAGTACACCACATTAACTAAGGCGAATGTAGGCCCCGTGCCGCTGTTGGCCGGAATTGTCACTCTTACTCTCATACCATCGTCAAATAGTATGCCGGGACCGGGTATTGTTATAAGGCTAGACGGGACCAAGCTGCCCCCGCCCAAATCGAGAAGTCCAGTTTTTCCACCATAAGGAATAGGCATCTGTAAAATTTCAGTGTTTGAAGCATCCATTTTCTCAAAGTAAACATAAGCAGGATCGGATTGTGTGATGCTGTCATTTGAATAATAAGGAGCGCCACTCACTAGATCAAAACTTCTAAGGCAAACTCGCGTTCCCGAAGTAGCAATAGTAGTCGGACTATCTACTGCTCCATCCGACGCTGCTGTCTCATGGAATATAGATTTGCTTTTACTTTTATAATAAATACGCATCAATTACCCTATGTAAAATATATTAACCAGAAACGGCTCACCACTAGAAGACAAACCTGTAGTTGTAACCTCGTAACTTAAACCATCTCTAATATCTAAATATGAATCATCAGTTACTATGAAAACTGAGGGCTGAGCGGTCAATGAGGCAATTTGTGGTATGGGAAGAGCGATAGTCCAAAATGGATCAGCAACCGATGTCCCATCGAAAAGCTTAAATCTCTCGACGGTCCCCACAACCGCTTCATATGCACCCCTAGTCATTCCTAAGCTAAATCCGACAAGCTTGATCATAGAAGGAAGACCTGAGTCGATCAACTGCCGATCATTGGCTGATGGATCCAAGCTAACAGTAGAAACTTGACAGTATCCTAGAGACATAATCAACCTCCTAACTGATAAGTGACAGTCACGTTGTTAATCCCATAACCACTCGCGCCGCCCTTCACCCAAACATCGTCCTTGAATAGATAATAATGAGATGGGAAAGGTTCAAAATTTAGAAAAGGCTGATGCCCATCGTAAGTTCCACCAGTAAATCCGACTGATACATAGCAACCATCTACATAAACCTTAGTACCTCCACTGTCCGGGTCGCCTTCCCAGAGTTCCACAACGGACTCGTCTAATGAGGCAGCTTGATAGGGGCACCAAACCAAAGAGAAAACTCTGCAAGACCCAGGGGAACCAACATCTATTAGCTTGTGCTTAAGTGTCGGATTGGAGTTGGAGTTATAGAATACGCTTTGTACGTCGGTTGATTTCATAATAATTACTGCTGGTAAGCAACCCTTATGTTATCGATATTAAGTTGTGACTCATCAACTGTTCCCGAAAGACGCTCTGCCTCAAAGGAGAGGGATACACCTATCCTGATACCGTCTGCTGGAAAAAGAATAGGAACATTAGTTGATAAAAAATGAGCGCCAATAAAGGAAAACTTCATTATTACTATGTCGCCATCATAAACGTAAAAGGCAAGGCAATCCGCCGTGCCGATATAAAACTCGACATAGGGAGCAAAGGATAAACTTTTAATGACGCAAGGATTGTTGATAAGAGTGGTCTTCCCATCAGCAACCGAAAGTTTTTCTATTCTTGCCTGCTTTACACCAGCGGGATAAACACTCAACTAAACGCCCTCGCAACTTCCCAGATGCCTGTGCCACCAATCCAGAATGCCATGTCTTTCCTCTAGAAGGGGGAGAGCTGAATCACTCTCCCCCTTACTTAATTCTTACTCAAGCAGATCGCGCTTATTCGCCAAGTATACGTAATCAACGAGTAGATCATCGCCTGTGCCACCACCCAGATTGGCAAGTGTAATTAGCATCTGTGCATCCCAAGATGTCGTGGATGTTCCTTCACCGATCTTTCGCCACCTTGCTTTCGCCCCACCCTTCTTAACATAGGCCGAATACTGATTGAGACCACGACCACGAACAGCAACTTCAACAAACTCTCCATCTGTCAGGGCCGTGCCCATTACGTTCGTACCCGTAATTGAGTCGGCTGTCGTGTCGGTATCTCCAGAAACAGAAAATATGATTGCACCCGCATCTGCATCCGACTGCGAGAATCCGATATGCGTATCCGAAGTGATGGCACCTTCAGGAGTCGCAATAACAGCAGAGCTAGCATTAAGCTCAGCCAGACCAACGAACATGCCTTGAGCCGAAACGTCCTGAATCGCAAAGCGCGAAGCGAAGACAAACTCAGTAGCAACACTGGTTCCAGCAACTGCTGCTGCTGGATTAACGCCAGTGCCAGCCAAGTTGGCACCAATACTCCAGTCCCACTGTGCAATCGGTCCGTCGTTGTCGGCAGGGCAATCAAGGACGAGGTACCCACGCCCTGCGCCTTCGGCCTCAAGAATACCGATGCGAGCCGAACCACCAGAACTCACCTGATTAACAGAGAAGTCAGCATTCGTAATGTCGTTACCTGTTAGCGTGTTGAAGTCGTTGAAGTACGTGACCCACTGAGAGTGACCTTGAAGATCAAGCGGAAGATCCGCAATCGCTCCAGCATAGGCATCTGAAGATCCTAAAATCGGTCCTGAAAATCCTGTCTTTCCCATTTCGTTATTCCTCATGTGCAAGAATTCACCAAGTCAGTCTGCACACCGTCTCCGAAGAGTCTGACAAGGTGTAAAACAGAAGGGGGCAGCAGCCACTATGACCACTACCCCCTTTCATTCATTTACTCAGATGCTTACGCACCCTGGCTTCCATAAACGCCGAGCGGATCCGATACGCCGAAGCTATATCGTTCTCGACACTTGTACCGAACATTGCCGGTATCGAAGTCACCATCCATCGACGTGGACATTGCCACTCGATTGAATCCCTTCATGCCATTAGGCACGTCGGTGACAATGAACCATGCGTCAACATCGTTCAAATAGTGATTGACCCGCCATCCTTCAGGGATGCTGCCGTTGCTGCGAAGAGCATTCAGATCATTGTCTGCCGTGCCGGGTCGCATCTCCGTATCCAAAATTCGTGTTGCCACAAAACTCAGATCAGAAGGAACGATTAGCTTTCGGGGTCTAGCAGCGATCTTGAGTCCACGCTGGTCAGTGAATGCAGCGATATCGATGCAAGCCTGTTCCAAGGAGGTCTCATTGAGATCTGCCTGAGTTTGCGGCGTGTTCGCGTTCACACCACCACTCACCAGGGGGTGATCAGTGTTAAACAGCGTAACGCCATCTCCACTAGAGAAAGCTCCACCAGAGAACCCGTTGTTGAACGGATACGCTGCCTTCACCTGCTTAGTGTTCGCCGCAGCACGAGCCAGGGACTTGGTGTTACGAGTCGAGAGAGAATCATAGAGATTATCTTCGATCGCTTCCTCCGTGATGGAGAAACCAAGTGCAATGGTCTCATGGTTGTAGCGAGCAGTGAACACTTCCTGGGCGGTGTCATATGCAATCGACGCGCCTTCGGACTTCACCGGAGCAGTTCCGAACCCAGAGAGCTGGACTTCCTCTTCAAACGACCTGTCTGAAGATTCCATCGAGTAGATCTCTGTATGCTCATCATCGTATGTTGCGTACTCATTCCCGAACAAAGCGTTCAGCCCCGGAAGGAGTTCTTTCATCATTTGCGCTCGTGATTGAGCCATGATCAGTTACTCCTTATTTAGAGACCGGGTGCCGCACCCAGCCAGAAACTAATCTGCGGGTCGATCATCACGATTCCATGAGTATAGGTTTTGGCACTGGTCGTTGCTGTGCCATCAAAGTCAGACGTGCCGTCGTCATTGGTAAGTCCGACAAGGCGAAGATTCGCCTGAGCCGTAATACCAGTAACGCCACCATCCAACACCATTCCACTCTGACCAGTAGTGGAGTTCCCTGCATTAAACTCGATATCGTAATTGAGTCCAATAGTAGACCGTTGCAAAGTCGTGTCTACATCCGAGTCTGCAATCCGAATCTTGTAAAGCTGAAACGGATCAACAATAATATGAGCAACCGTATCAATACGGGCGATCGCGTCGGTATACTTATTCGACTCCACCGTTTGACCATCCGAATTAACATACGTACACCCAACAAACACGCCAAGAACAGGTTCATCACCCGCCGCAGCCATCGCCACAACAGTACCATCATTAACAAGCTTAACGACATCACCTTGAAAGATGTTGCTCGCTTCGCCAGTCACAATACTGAAGGACACAGTAGGGGCATTACCTGCACCCGTTCCTGTCAGGCTAGAATAAGGCCGAAGCCCACCTTCTGAAGCCATTTTACTTCTCCATATATCTAGGTAACGACCCTAACATGGAGTACATCTCCTAAGAGCCGTCACCGAATTGGACTCGCGTCTTACGCTCAGGCTTGAGCATTGGCATTCGCGAGTCTTGATCACGCATATAACTATTGTCCACAGCCTCTTGCTGACCATCGGATTGAAGTTTCAGATAATCTCTTTTCTGATTCATTATCTCTACTGAGTTCTTGCACAGCATGAGACCCCCGATCACAGCGTTACCTTCAAATCTCGAATCGAGATCGGGCAACATGCGAAGTTCGGGGAAGTCCTCTAGTCGAACAGGTTCCCAACCCTCTCGATACTTACGAGAGACATTCGTCATATCCGGTTCTCCACGCATACCTACGCGAATCCAACGAAATTCCCAACCGTCTTGCGGGTCAGGATTAGGAAGCACCGAAGGTGGTGCCCATGAGGTGGGGCGTTGGAAAGATTCACGGGTTGCGTGATCTCTCGTTGCGCGAGGATCCTGATCCTCATCGATGCCGAAATCGTCATCAGCCATTTGAGTTCTCCAATAGAACAACTTGTTTGGCATAGTCTTCAGGAGATACACCCAGTTTAGATGCGAGCTTAACCTGGGTCTTCGTCAATCGAACTTGCTTTTGAGAACCACCACCCGCTCTTCGGGCAGGGGCAACTACACTTGGGGGCTTTTTACGCGGTACCTGTGTACGAGGTGTCTCATTGGGACGAAGATCCTCATCACCATCGAACTTTTCAGGAAACCGTTCCCTCATCTTCTCATCAATGCTGGCGTAGTAATTATCGGACTTAGTATCTACGCCAGTAGATACTAGGTTCTCATGTACCGCAGTCGCGAATGCTGTCATCTCACGATCTGATCGGAACCATGTATTCTTCTTGTGCCACTCCTCCGCTTTCGGCTCGACTGCTTGCTGACGCTGCGGGGGTGGGGGTGCAGCCTGGGTCTGCGGCTGTTCTACGGGGACAAGCTCTTGTGCTTTCTGCGAATCGTAAGATGCACGGGATAGAATTTCCTGTGCGTTCACGATCGATTCAGAGTCGCCCTCTTCGTGAGCTTGCTTGAGTTGAACCTTTGCAGTTTCAAGCTCTCGCGCTGCCCCCGCCTTGACCTCATCCATAAGGACTTGTTCGCCTCTCGACACAAGATCTCTTAGGGATTGATTCTCGTTCTGGACTTTCTTTGCGTAGTTGACCGCCTCATCCCTAAGTCGGGACGCTGCTTCCTTACCACGACGCTCCTCATGAAACTCATACTTGAGTTTTTTGATGCGCTTCTGGACTTTCTGGCTGACATTAGTCAGTTCTTCATCATGTTCTTCAGAGGAGCGTGCCTCTCCCGACCGACCCTGATCATCTTCAGGGGTGTCATCCACTACCTCGACAACGATTTCATCATCGAACTCATCATTTCCTTCTGCATCGCCCATCGGCGAAGAGATAAGCTGTTCCGGTTTCATAGGACTTTCTCCACTCCTCGGGGATCTTCAATGACTGCTTCAACGGTATCGTCATTGATCAATCGAAACTCAGTGCCGCTCACAACAAACCGAGTGCCCGAATACGATCGCATCATGATGTAATCGCCTTCCTTGCACCACGCTCCTGTTGGGAACTTTCGTTTTCCATCATCTCGATAAGCCATATCACCCATGCGAAGAACGAGACCAATAATGGTTCCGATCTCTTCAATATC